ACATAAAAAAGATCCTTATCAGAGTTTTGTGGAGTAATTGTAACTTCTCTTAAACTATCTCCAACTAATGAAACTTGCCTTGGAATGACTAGAGGATTATCTTCTATATAAGATCCAGCACTAATTTTAATAGTGGATCCCTCTTCTGCGATTTCGAGAGCTCCTTTAAGTGTTGCTTTTGCGTCTCCGAGTTTTTTTCCTGTATTGGTGTCGCTTCCGTCTTTTGTGACATATAAAACATTCGTAACTGTTGTACCAGCACCGATTCTTACAATATCAGTACCAATACCTGTTCTTTCTCTGCGAGCAAATAATTCAGCATCATAAGTGTTTAAGGCTAGTTCCCCCAAAGGCAGCTGTTCCGCTGTTGGTCTCTTACCGGGGACTGAAGATCTTTTTATCCTAATATTTGGATCAGCCATTCAACCTCATATGATGGTATTTACCGCAGAAACTCTTATATAAGAGTCTTTATTATTTATAGACAAATAATAATTGAAATTATTGAAAATCTTCAGACTCTGACTTAATATTTCTCTTTGTCTTTTTTAATTTTTCAATCTCATTTTGCAATAGCAAGTTTGACTGTGTAAGAGTTTCAACCTGAGTTTCTAGTACAATAGTTTTATTAAAAAGATCAAAAGATTTTTGTTGATACTTTGCCAAAACTAATTTTAAATCTTCTTCAGACATAAAAAAATACACCCAGTTTCCTGAGTGTATTTAGTGTTAAAAATAAAATTTAACTTTAGAATGTTCCAGCGTCAACTGTAATATTTTTAAGAATTAACTCTCCACCAGAACAAGAAATGATTTGTGAAGAACCACCTGTGCAACTATTATTAATCCATAATTCTGAAATCTCAAGTGGTGCATAAGTATCAACTGCAATTTGTGGAGTATTTGTATTAATTCCAACAGTCTCTCCAATATTGGAAGCAAGTTTAAATCTTGAATTGGAAGACTCCCAAATTACAGCAGAAGTCTTTCCAACTCCAGAATCACCATAATTCATTAAAATTCCAAGATCCCAAGTGGTATCTGTTGGAAGAACTCCATTAATAACTCCAAGTTCAATAGTACGATCTTCAACCGTAATTTCCGAAGTATTTACTTGAGTTGTAGTTCCTTCAACATAAAGATTTCCACTGATAGTTACATCTGTTGCAAATCCAACAGTTCCTGAATTATTGACGGTAATTGAAGAATTGCCAGTTACCGATTTAATTGAACCAGTTTGGAGAATTGCTGCACTAAATGTATTATTTGATGGGTTAAATGTTGCACCAGTACTAACTCTTACAGTTTCACCTTCCTCACCTGCAGAAGTATCTGCAAATAGCATATAATATTCTGCGTTAGTAGAAGTTCCTGTCGTATGTACTGTTACAGATGTACCTGCAGTACCAGTGATACTTCCAATATTTGCAGTACCATCAACGTGAAGATTTCCGGTAATGGTAGTTCCTCCACCAACAGTGTATTGTGTTCCACTGTTAACAAGTTGTCCATTTACATTGTCCCAAGCAGGTAAGTAACCCTCAGTTAAGGATGCTGCACCTTTTAAGGTGACTGCGTCAGATGTAATAGTGATTCCAGTTCCAACGTTAACATCAATTGTATACTCAGTGCTATCATCAGCGTTTGCTGCAGTAGCACTCAGACCAGAACCGCCAGTAATGGTTTTGGCATACTGTCCGAAAGTATCAGTGCCAAGACCAACAGAATTTGCCTGAATGGAAGCAGTACCACCGACACTGATTGTTATGTCTCCACTAACACCTGAGTAAACATATTGACCAACAACTTCTGCAGAAACAGTCTTGTTTGATGCTCCGTTTAAATCATAGACTACAAAGTCATCCTGACCATTTAACGAAGTGACTGAAGAAAGTCCACTGGTAACAATATCTAAATCGGAAGCACTTAAAGTTCCATCAAAAGAACTGGCCGTAATTATACCTGCTGCTGCAAGAATACCAGAAGAAGTTATTGTTGTACCACCACCAACAACAAGAGAAGTTGTTATTTGAACATCATCAACAAGTCCAACAGTAATAGTATTTCCAGATCCTACTGTTTCAATTTCATTTACAGTACCGGAAATAGTAAATGTCTCACTATCTAAGTCAATAGTAAATTCTCCACCAGTATCACCTGCAAATGTTAAACTTGAAAGTCCGACCTTAGTATCAACATAGGTCTTAACTGCTAACGCAGATACTAAAGTATCATGAGATGCTGAAACTGTTTCTAAATCAGTATCAACGTCAGTATATGTTCCAGATCCATCAATTTGTAAACTAGTGACTGTTGTTACACCGGCAGTTAAGTTTGTAAAAACACCAGTACTAGAAGATGCAGCTCCAATTGCAGTTCCATCAATATTTCCACCATTAATATCTACTGTACTAATAGTTGTAATACCAGAAAAATTGGCATTAACATTTACATCTAGTAATCCATTACCACCATTAGTTGAAACGGTTGTAATTCCTTGTAAAGTTGCATCTGTAAATGTTCCATTAGTTCCACTGGCGGTATCCCAAGATAATTGTCCGTTGGATGCTACCTTAAGAAAATAACCATCAGTAATAGTATTGGTATCTGGTAAGATATATGTACCAATACCAGAAAGGTTATCTGGTGATTTTAGTTGAATATAATCTGAACCGTCTTTATCAACTAAATTTAACCCAAGGGATTTTGTTCCATCTTCTCTTGTCCAATAACGATGCGAACCAAAATACTTGTTTCCAGATACCGAAGTGTCAAATCCAATAAAAAAGTCAAAATTATTTGTTGAAAACGCTGGTTCACCTGGGCGTAAAGCAGGGACTGTTCCCGCAATTCCTGCACTACCCCTTAAAAACTGAATTACGGGTGTAGCCATGCTTACCTTTTCCTAATAATTTTTTACTAATATTATTTAGTTTTAAAAAGACCCGGCATCAATATCAATACGATTATCCATCTCAATATCCAAGTCATCCAAAAATGCATCAGGAAGTCCAGGTTTTGCACTTGTTGTAGTCTGATATTGATCAGTTGCAGACGCAGACAGGATATCATCTGGATTGACTGCTGTCCATTTTTGAGTAGCAGCATTGTACATCAGTACAAAAGTATCTGGAGCTCCATTTCCACTATTTCCATCATCAAAATCAATTAAATCCTGAAATCTTGCTGGCACTTGAACTCCTCCAACATTTGATACTACTTTGAATCTTTTTTGTGTTTTTAACTTGACATTGAAGTTAGACATTGCTAGTAATTTCCTCAGAAACTATAATAGTACCTTCTACAACTCTATTTGTAAGTGATCCAGATGCTGGTGAAGAAAGAATACTTAATTGAAAATAATTTCTGCCAGGTTTTAAAGTTGAAGTTTCAGTCTTTGCTAAAGAAACTTTTATATCATTAGTTCCTGGTTGAAATACAACAGATTTTTGAAATGCGGTAGTTGCACCTGGATATTTTTTTATAGAAAAAATTCCAGAGTACCCATTACCAAAAACATTTGGACCAAAATCTTCTGTAAAAATGTCAAAAGTAACCTCAAAATCCGTTCCTCTTTCAATAGTTAGGTTATTAATTTGAGCAATGGACATTTTTTACACTCTTTTTTAACTATTTATTCTTCCGAATTCTCTTTAGATTGCTTTTTTAAAAGTTTTGATAACTCTGCGGTTGATCCAACAAATAGTGCATTATTTGTGACATTTGTGGGACCTTTACCTTTTTCATTTTGAACTTCTTTAACATCTTTATGCAGATTCATAAGTTTATCTGCAGTATCAGAAACACTCTTTATTATCTGACCAGCAACTTCATATGCTCTAGCAGATTCTGTTTCTTGTGCAAGTTCTAAGACGCCATCAATTGCCTCTCTTCCTTTCTCCAAAAGAGAATATATTGTACCTCTGGCATACTCATAATCTTTTTCAACGTCTAGAGACCTTTTATTCTCAATAGGTTTATTCTCAACCTTTTTTTGTTCTATATCAACTTCAACATCAACTACTTTAGATATAATTTCGCCAGAAACATTAAACATATCATCCAACTTATCAAATTCTTTCATAATTTTAATTAAAATACATTTCCATCAAATCCAAAGTCATCTCCAGGTTGAATGAGAGCATTATCAGATTCTGTAATTAGTTCTATTCTGGTTCCACTTACGTGAGTTGCAATAGTTGTTCCATATTGACCTCTAGAAAGAACTAAAGTATCTTGGCCAATTACATCTGTTCTATCAATTTTATCAACAACCTTCATAGTTTCATTATCAATTGTAATATATGAATTTACTGGAACATTTGCCGATTGTTCAACAGTAACTTCTGTTGTAGATTCTGTCATATCAGATAAAAGCGTGGTGATTTGTAAATCACTATAACTTTTTGTTGCGACAGGTGTAACAGAATATGTAAGATCTCTTGAGATTGATTTTGAATCGCCAGAAACAAGACTGATAGATGCTTTTTTGATAATATCCTTGTTTGCAGAAGAAGTTGGTCCAAAAAGATATGTTTTTGCGCTAAATCTTAGAGTATAAACTAAAGCTCTTCTAGTTGAATAATCGCCTTCATAATTATCTTCCATATTAATTCCGTCTAAAACAATTGATACGTCTCTTTTTTCTCCGATTGTTTTGACTAAATCAATTGTTAAATTATAAGATGGTTGAAAATATGGTAATATTTGCTCAATAATTTGAAGCATATCATCATTTAACTTAGTCATAATACTAAGTTCAAATTGCATATTATATGGAACAGGCATATATGTCTTTTTTAAATCTGAATTGTCGGTTAAAGACTTAGATATGAATGTTTGAGTAGTTGTTAACTTTCTTGTAGCATCGTATGAAAGTCCGACGAATTCAAATGACATTCTTGGGAGGGTCATTTGAACTGGTGTATTCAAATTTGGTTGTTGTTCAATTCTTGCCAAAAACTTCTGAATTGGTCCATAAGCAAGAGGTACTTTTATTACCGAACTTACATTTCCAGATTCATCAAAATGCTTTACATCAATTCCATTGAATAAGGTTCCAAATCCAATAATTGTTTTACGAAATATTTCGTTATAGTAATATTCAAACATTTTAACCTCTTAAAATTATGGAGTTCCAAATGGATTTTTTTCACTAAAATCTAAAATCAAATCTGCCTCATCTTCAATTTCAAGATTATTTGCAAATTTATCGCCAGTATTTGAATTATTTAGAGACTGAGAATCTGGAAGATTATCTTCACTTATGTTAGTTAGAACATATGATGCTCCAGACTCTTCTCCTATGATGTTCTCACCAACTTTAAATTTGCCAGTAAGATTTGACACTTCCAATGTTTTTGACGTAACATTCCAATATTTAACCCTAGCAGTAGTATCTGAAATACTTCCCGTAACTATCTCATTAAAAACAAAACTTCCACTACCAGAAATAACATCAGGAGGACCGATTTGAATATTGACTGAAGTATATCCAGCACCAGCATTTATAATTTGAATTCCACTTATAGATCCATTATTTACTCGTGCAACCGCCGAAGCAGCAGTCATAGATATTCCAATAAAATTAACATTCGGTGTATTAATATATCCAGATCCAGAATTTGTAACCGTTATAACTCCAACTATTCCATTAGCAATAGTAGCAGTTGCTTTAGCATCATATCCGCCACCACCAATAAATGTTATTTGTGGAGGAACTGTATATCCAGCTCCTGGATTGGTAATTAAAACTCTCTGAACTCTTTTACGACTTGGATCAGATTCGCAAAGATCAACAATGCCGTCAATCATTTCGGCAATTCCTGTTGCTCTAACTCCTCCAGACGGAGGAATTGAGAACTTGACCTCTGGAGTAGTTGTATATCCTCTTCCTCTATTTGTTACAGTTACTGAGTTTACACCACCATTAACTATGGAAGTATATGCAGTAGCTGTTTGTCCGGCACCAACAACTGAAAGTGTTTGGATATATCCATAATCTTGAACATTATCATCAATTTCATCAATATCGGTGTTAATAACTTCATCTTCGTATCTAAAGAGTTCACACGTTAATTGATAAACATAATTTTTTTGAAGTTGATAAAATGGTTTTTCGTGTTCAACATATTTAATTTCAAACAATCTATCTCCTAAAGGAAAATAAATTAAATCTCCTTCCTTAGGTCTAGAAGTTAATTTTGAATTTGGAAGTTTTTTAATTAAATTTTGAATATAATTTTCATATCTTTCTTTTGATATTGTCAAGGTTAAATCGTCTAGTTCTTGCACTCCGAATTTTGAAAGTATAGTTCCTTGTCCAGAATAACCATCGTAAGACTCTACATATGCCTCAATTGGAAATGCTGCATTAAATTCGGACTCTACTACCTCTTTAATTACTGTTTTTTCATTTACAAATTGTCTAGGTAAATAATATACATCAATTCCATACATTCTTAATGACTCATTAATCAGGTCTTGCATAAGACCTTGTTCACTCTTTGAACCGTTAAGCAAAAATGGATTGAGCATATTTTTATCCTATCATGTCTAAAGGTGGAAGTTCATATGTTGATGACATTTTATCCATTAAAGAATCAATCTCTCTTTGAGCATCTTCAACAAGTGTTCTGCCATCCAACTCAACTCCACCTGGAAGTTTAAGTCCTCTAAATTTATTTGAAATATTATAACCCCATTGCCTTTTCATAAGTGCGGTCAAATATGGTTTTAAGAATGAATCATTCCAAACTTCACTGTAATTATTTGGGTCCATTATTTGATAACAATCAATAATTAACCATTGACCTTCTTTAACAGAATTCCAATCAATATCCAAATATAACCTATCTTGCCTTTTATTAAATCTAATTTGCTTATTTGTATTTAACAAAAAGTCAATGTCTTCAAGTTTTGTTTTTATCATGGAGTATGTAAGAAGTTCTAGATTGCCCCAGTAATAAAAATCATTTAAGAAAAGTTGGTATTTGACACTAAACATTCCACTTGAGATGGAGTTTGCACCTTCAAACTTGAAAATTTTATTAACTCCAATTACATTTGCAGGTATTGGCAGATAATTGCTATTTTCTTTAAAATCATATTGTGTTTGAATACCATTTATTGTGTCGTTTGCAGTCGAAGTTGTAATTCCAACTTTACCTTTCCCTCTATTAATATCATCTTCAGTTATTTGGTATTTTAAATAATTCTGAACTACTCCATCAAAATGTCTTTCATAAAAAAATTGAAGAGCATCATCTACAAGATCATCAATTTGCTCGTCCGCAATGTTTATTTCCAATACGGGATACCCAAGTTTTCTTAGGCAATAGTCAATTAATCCTTGCCTTGTAGATGGTTTTGCCATTAGATTCTAGCCAGATTAGATACTGCTTCTTGTTGACACAGATATAATTTAGCAAATGCCTTACACATAGTTTTGGCATCTTCAATATTTTCTATACTATCTATGTCTCTTGATAGTTTTTCATAGGAAAACATCTTTGAAATATCTTCCAGAGTAATGTCTTCGGGATTAATCATTTTAATGCATTTATCAATAGGGATTTAATTTCATTAATATCATTTTTTAATTTCATCAAATCATTTTCAATATTTTGAATTTTTTCCACTTCATTTTGCTTAATACTTCTCATTTTAACATAATTTTCATATTCATTGATATTTGTATTAATAATTGATTTCGTAGTCTCATCACGAATCAAATTTTCATATCCTTTAACTTTACTATATTCCATCATGCTAATGCGATTACTCTTAGGTCTCTAAGTTTTGGTGGATAAACCTGAATATTAGAAGAAACGGTTATTTTGACACTAAAGTATCTAAATTCTGCCAAATTATCAACACTAAATTCATAATCTTTGAAGTAATTCTCAGTATTACCGTTTCCAAATAATTCATTATTTGGAACAAATTTATCCGAAGTTCCATCACTATTATTAATATCAATTATTTCGCCAGAAGTAATTTTATTTAAATATCCTGGGAAAGGATAGTAAATAGGATTCTCTGTTGGATCTTTTAGAAGAGCATAGAATGCTCTAATGTCAGCATTTCTGTTAATATATGCAGCAACATAAGTTCTTAGAGAAGTCGCTGGAACTTCCAGAGAAATTGGTTTTGTTGCATAATAGAATGCAATTGGATCCTTTTGTAAGGTTGAAATTCTTGAATCATTAATATAATCTTCAATAGGTCTGTTAACTCTATTTGATACCAGAATAGCACCAACTCTATCCAAATCAATTACTGGACTCAATCTATCATTTTCAGTTGTTAAGAAAGTTCTAAGTTCTAGAGATTTATTTGCTGGTTGATCTGTAAGGTAAGTAACTTCGTTTATTTTAGAACAAATTAACTTACTAATGCTCATATAATTATCAACATTTAAATCAACTCTTTCATACCCTTGATCTACGAATGATGGTTCAACTCCGCTAACACTTGTTCCAGAGACTGTTCTCAACTGTGCCGATATACCTGTTTGTGGTGGTATAAAGGTTTCTACATTTGGTTTAATAATTTCAAATTGAATATTACTAGATGCCTGAACAGAAGACCCTCCAATAGACTTAGTTTCTGAGAAATATAGTGGTTTTAATGTAGGATCTGGTCTAGTAGTATCAATATAAAGGAAGTAATAATCAAGACCAATTGAATTTAAAACTGAAGAATCTTGGAGTGTATGAGTTTTATTAATTCTTCTCAGTGAAACTCCATTCAATTCATATTTGTAAACTTCTTCACCATCAAAGTGTGGTATAGGTATCCTTATAATTGAACTA